ATAATCCTTTAATAAGAGTTCCATTACAAGGAAGTGGAACAAGTAACAATTTTACAATTATAAGTGATGACACAAAACCACCATACACTATAAATGGTTTTTATGTAGATTACATACCTTCAGGCAGGAGATAAATAAATGGCAGGATATACAAGACAAAGTTCATTTGCAGATGGAGATACAATTACTGCTGCATTATTCAATGATGAATATAATCAGTTAGTAAATGCATTTAATAATTCTACAGGACATACACACGATGGCACATCAGCTTCTGGTCCTGTTATAGGATTAATAGGAGATGCAGGAGAAACTTCTCCAAACAACAAAGTTTTAATAGACACTACAAATAATTATATAGAATTTTATGTAGAAGTATCTAGTAGTTCAGTACAACAATTATATATAGCAGATGGTGCTATAGTTCCTGTAACAGATAATGATATTGATTTAGGTACTAGTTCTCTTGAATTTAAAGATGCATTTTTTGATGGTACAGTTACTACAGATGCTTTAGTTGCTGATACTGCTGATATTAATGGTGGTACTGTTGATGGTGCTACTATAGGAGCTAACTCAGCTTCTACTGGTGCATTCACTACTGTTACTACTACAGGTAATGTAGATGTAGGTGGTAATCTTACAGTAACAGGTACAACAACATTTAATGGTGGTACATTAACTCTAGGTGATGCTAATACAGATAATATTGTTTTTGGTGGTGAAGTAGATTCTAATATTATTCCAGATGATGATAACACATATGACTTAGGTAGTTCTTCAAAAGAATGGAAAGATTTATATATTGATGGTGTTGCATATGTAGATGCTATAAACTTTAATGGTACAGCAATAAGTGCAACTGCTGCTGAATTAAATATTATGGATGGTGTTACTGCTACAACTGCAGAACTAAATATTATGGATGGAGTAACTGCAACTACTGCAGAATTAAATATAATGGATGGTGTAACATCCACAACAGCCGAACTTAATATTCTTGATGGTGTTACTAGTACAGCAGCCGAACTTAATATTCTTGATGGTGTTACTAGCACTACTGCAGAACTAAATATTTTAGATGGTGTTACTTCTACTGCTGCTGAATTAAACATTTTAGATGGTGTTACAAGTACAGCAACAGAAATAAATTTACTTGATGGCTCTACAGCTAATACAGTTGTAAATAGTAAAGCTGTTATTTATGGCTCAAGTGGAGAGTTAGCAGGAACTTTATCAACAGCAGCACAAACTAATGTAACAAGTTTAGGTACTTTAACAGCTTTAACAGTCGATAATATTACTATTGATAGTTCAACTATTTCTAGTTCAGGTGATATAACACTAGATGCTGTAGGAGATATTATTCTTGATGCAGATGGTGATGATATAAAAATTGCAGAAGGTGGAACTACTGTAATGGAAATAAAACATGAATCAACTGGAATAGATTTTTTACTTAGTACAGCAGATGAAGACTTTAGATTTAAAGGTTCTGATGGTGGTTCAGCTATTACAGCTTTACATCTTGATATGTCAGAAGCAGGTGCTGCAACTTTTAATAGTAAAATAATAGCTACAGAACTAGATATATCAGGAGATGTAGACATTGATGGTACTTTAGAAGCTGATGCGATTACAGTAAATGGTACAACACTAGCAGAAACAATTAGTGATACTGTAGGAGCTATGGTAACTTCTAATACAGAAACAGGAGTTACAGTAACTTATGATGATAGTGATAATACTTTAGACTTTGTTATTGGAACACTTAACCAAAACACTACAGGTAATGCTGCGACTGCTACAGCACTTGAAACAGCTAGAACAATACATGGTGTTTCATTTGATGGAACAGCTAATATAGATTTAACAGAAGTTGTACAAGATACAGTTGGTGCTATGTTTAGTTCTAATACTGAATCAGGTATTACAGTTGATTATCAAGACTCTGATGGTACAATAGATTTAACAGTAGGAACTCTTAATCAAAACACTACAGGTTCAGCAGCTACTTTAACAACTGCAAGAACTATTGGTGGTGTAAGTTTTGATGGTAGTGCTAATATTACTCCTACAACTTTTGCAGCAGCTACATTTTCTGGAGATGTTAATGTAGATAGTGGTGTATTATTTGTAGATGTAAGTGAAAATAAAATTGGTGTTAATGAAACAAGTCCAACAGTTTCTGTAGATTTAGGTTCAAATACTGATGCGATTTTAGTACCAAAAGGTACAACAGCACAAAGACCAAGTGCAGAAGCAGGTCAATTTAGATATAACACAACTACTGGAGAGTTTGAAGGTTATACAGATGAGTGGGGAGCTATTGCAGGTAGTGGTGGTTCAGGAGGAGTTGCTCCTAGTATCAATACTATGACAGGTGATGGCTCTGATACAACATTAACTTTAAGTACAACTCCAACTAACGAAAACGCAACTATCGTAACTTTAGATGGTGTAGTACAACATAAATCTACTTATAGTGTATCAGGAACTACTTTAACATTTTCCACAGCACCTGCAAGTGGAGTAGCTGTAGAATGTATTGTTATTAATACAAACACAATTAGTACAGCTAGTATTGTACAAGATGCTGATACTGATACTAAAATACAAGTAGAAGAAAGTTCTGATGAAGATATTATAAGATTTGATATTGCAGGAACTGAACAAATTACTTTAGCTGATGGTGTTTTAAAACCAACAACAGATAATGATATTGATTTAGGAACTAGTTCTTTAGAATTTAAAGATGGTTATTTTGATGGCACAGTATATGCTGATGCTGTTGATTTAGCAGGAACAGATTTACAAACAACCCTTAATACAAAAACTTCAACGGGTAAAGCCATTGCCATGGCTCTAGTGTTTGGATAATATAGGAGAAAAAATATGGCACAAGTAAATATAGTAAATGTAACATCCATTTTACCATTCACAATAAATGGTGCAGTTACAACTTCAAATCAGGATATTATAGATGTACCTGCTGATAAATTATATAAAGTAAACACAATATTAATTTCAAATATAGATGGTACAAACGCAGCAGATATAACTGTTTCAATATCAACTGATAATGGTAGTAGCTCTTATGCTATAGCTTCAACTATTTCAGTACCAGCAGACTCAACATTATCTTTATTATCTACTACTATTTATTTAGATGAAACAGATATATTGAAAATACAGGGTAGTGCTAATAATGATTTAGAATATACAGTTTCTGGTGAAATTTTAGATGATGCGTAAGGAGTTAGAATATGGCTCATTTTGCAGAACTTAATAGTGATAACGAAGTAATAAGAGTAGTAGTAATATCTAATGATGATGTTATAGCTAATGGAGGTGATTATTCATCTCAAGCAGAAACTTTTGTATCTAATTTGATTCCACATTTAACAGGTGGTACAAGTTGGAAACAAACTTCTTATAACAATAATCAACGCAAACAATATGCAGGTTTAGGATATACTTATGATGCAACAAAAGATAAATTTATATTACCCAAACCCTTCGATTCTTGGTTATTAGATTCTAATGATGATTGGATAGCACCTGTAACTTATCCTAATGTAAATAAAATTAGCTCTGATTCTGTGTCAATAATTTGGGATGAAGATAATCAAAAGTGGTTAGGTAAAACTTTTACAGGTGAAAATTTACAAACAGAAACAGACTATGAATGGGATGCTAGTGGTCTTTCATGGAGTGAGGTTTAAATATGTCAACTAAATACTTTGATAGCAATGGTGGAATTATAGGACCAGATAATGAACCAACAACAACTACTCAAAATGAAATAATAACTACTTTTAATTCTAGTGGAACTTTAACAACAGGAGCAGCAACAACATCACTACAATATTTAATTATTGCAGGTGGTGGTGGTGGTGGAGGTCACCCCGTAGCTCCAACATTTACTGTAGGCTCTAGAGGTGGAGATTCTTCTATAGCAGGAACTCCTATTACAACTGTAACCTCAACTGGAGGTGGTGGTGGTGATACAGGTTATTTTACACCAAACCCCGGCACACAACCCGGAGGTTCAGGTGGTGGTGGAGGTCGTTTTGCTACGGGTTCTGGTACTGCAGGTCAAGGACATGATGGTGGTACAGGTATAAGAGCTAACCAAGGAGGAACAGACCTTTCTGGTGGTGGAGGTGGTGCAGGTGCTGAAGGACAAGACCATCAACCTCACACTACTCCAACAGGTCCAAAAAGTGGAGATGGAGGTGCTGGAGTTGCATCATCAATAACTGGTTCATCTGTAACTAGAGCTGGTGGTGGTGGTGGTGGAATGTATTATTTTGGTACTACTACAGTTGGTTCTGGAGGTGCTGGAGGTGGTGGTAATGGAGGTAATCCAGCTAATACTGTTTCTGGAGGAGCAACAAACACCGGTGGAGGTGGAGGTGGTTGGGCTAGTAATGTCACTGCTTTCCAAGACTTTGGAGCTGGAGGAGGAGCTGGTGGTTATAGATGTTCTGTGCCGGGTGAAAGCTCTGGTGGTGGTGCATCGGCTGAATCACCACTTACTGTAGTTGGAGGTACAAACTATACTATTACAGTAGGAGCAGGAGGAGCAGGAGCAGCAGCTCCAGCAAGTACAAATGGTGGTTCTGGTGTGGTTATCACTAAAGAACCTGCAGTTAGTTTTATAGGGGACTCTCAACCCGGAGTATGGACTTTAAATGAAGTTTATGACTTTGTAAAAGCTGGTACTTGGACAAATTAATAATATTTTAAGTTTAAAAAATGAATCTTAAATATTATTATTGGTATTTTCAGTCAGCTATACCAGAAAGAATATGTGATGAAATTGTTCGTTATGGTAAAAAGCAAGAAAAAGAAACTGCTATTACAGGAAGTAATAGTAAAGAAATAAAAGATTTAACTGAATTAGAAATTAAAAATATTCAACAAAAAAGAAAGTCTGATATAGTATGGATGTCTGATAGATGGATATACAAAGAAATACAACCTTACATATATCAAGCAAATGTAAATGCTGGTTGGAATTTTGATTGGGATTTTAGTGAAGCTTGTCAATTTACAGAATATAAAAAAGACCAGTTTTATGATTGGCATTGTGATTCATATGAAGAACCTTATGACCAGCCAGATAATAAAAATACACATGGTAAAATAAGAAAACTTAGTATGACTATATCACTAACCAACCCCGAAGAATACGAAGGTGGAGATTTAGAGTTTGATTTTAGAGATACTGATAAAGGTTCACAACCAAGAATATGTGAAGAAATTAGAAAGAAAGGTAGTGTAATTGTTTTTCCTTCTTTTGTTTGGCACAGAGTTAAACCTGTAACAAAAGGAACACGACATTCTTTAGTATGTTGGAATTTAGGATATCCTTTTAAATGAGTTTTAAAAAAGATAAATATCAAATAATTAAAGGTGCTATATCAAAAGAACTAGCAGATTTTTGTTATCAATATTTTTTAAACAAAAGAGCTGTAGCTAGATATTTATTTGATGAAAGATATATATCACAGTTTACTGAATACTTTGGAGTTTGGAATGATTCACAAATACCTGAAACTTATTCTCATTATTCAGATATAGTTATGGAAACTTTATTACAAAAAATAAAACCTGTAATGGAAGAACAATCAGGAATTAAACTTATTGAAACATATTCATACGCTAGAATTTATAAAAAAGGTGATGAATTAAAAAAACACAAAGATAGATATTCATGCGAAATATCTAGTACTTTAAATTTAGGTGGCGATGAATGGTTAATATATTTAGAACCTGATATTGAAATAAATTTAAAACAAGGGGATATGCTTATGTATCGTGGTTGTGATTTAGAACATTGGAGAAATCCTTTTGAAGGTAAAGATTGTGGACAAGTATTTTTACACTACAACGATGCAAGTAGTAAAGATGCTGAACAGAATAAATTTGATAGTAGACCTATGATAGGACTACCTTCGTTTTTTAAAAAACTTGACAAAGCTAGTTAATAACTATATACTATTATATAAAGGAAAATAATATGGAACTAACACCTTACTTATTCTGGAACATTTTTATAACTTTAGTGTTAGCTCCTATACTCTATGGTATTCGTAGTAATACTGCAGAAGCTAAAAGAATTGACATACTCTTAAACAAGACTCGTGAAGAGATTGCAAAAGACTATGTAACTAAACAAGAATTAAAAGATGATATGAATACTCTAATGGATAGAGTAGAAAAACTACATGAAAAGGTTGACAAACTCTTTGAGGTAAAGTAGAATGGCAAAACAAAAGAAAAAAAGAAATAAAAAATATAGACAAAAATATACTACAGGCAATAGAGTAGATATGCGTACTGGGGGAAGAGTGTCTTTAAAACATGGTGGTGGTCATGGTCCAGATAATCCAGATGGTCCAAATAAAAATAATATAGAACCACCTATGGATGTTCCACCTCCACCTGATGAAACACCACCTCCACCTGATGTGCCTCCACCTCCTCCACCAAATGAAGACCCTCCGGTTACACCTCCAAAGGAAACACCTACAGAAACTAATGTAGCTAGAGATATGGCAGAGGCTGCTGCAAGAGGAGAAGTTCCTGATGCTGCTATTATACCTGATGCTGTTAAAATAGAAGAGGGAACTCCACAACAAACTACAACTATGGCAGAACCTACTAAAGTAGAGCAAAGAGAAGCTGAAGGGGTTGACCCAGAACAAGTTACAACAGTAGATAAAGTAGAAACTGCAGACATGCCAGAAGACATGAATGTTTCTAAAATGACAGCAACTACTGTAGATACTCAAGCTCAAGTAGATACTGCACAAGGAACATTATCAGATGATGCTATTGCTGAAGCTGCAGGAGTAGATAGAGTTGCTCCTACTGAAGGTGTTGATGTTACTGTCCAAGAAGGAGCTGTTGCAGAAAGAGTTGTAGGAACACTAAGTCCAGAAGCTAAAGCTACTGCAGCAAGAAATGCAGGTACAGATTTAGCTAGAGTTACTAGAGCTAAAAAACAATTAAGAAATGCAGGATTACAAGAAGATGCTATTGCTGAATTAGGTAATGACCCTGAAGCTTTAGAAGATAAACTAACTCAATTTACAGAACAAGAAAGAGGTATAATAGCTGGACTACCTGAAGAAGCTTTAGTATCTAATCAGATAGATAGTTTACTAAGTGGTATGGAAGAAGGTGAAATACCTGCATGGGCTAAACCTGCTGTTGCTAGTGTAGAAGCTATGTTAGCAAGAAGAGGTTTAAGTGCATCTAGTGTTGGTAGAGATAATTTATTTAATGCTATCATACAAAGTGCTATACCTTTAGCTCAAAGTAATGCTCAAGCTATACAACAAAGTGTAGCTCAACAACGAAGTATTGAAGCACAAACTGCTGAAGCTAATGCTAAAAGAAAACAAGAAGTTACATTAAATAATGCTAGAAGTGTATTTCAATTAGATATGGCTCAATTTAGTGCTGACCAACAAACATCATTAGCAAACAGTAAATTTTTACAAACTGTAAGTTTAACCGAAGCTAATGCAGACCAGCAAAGTATATTACAAAATGCAGCTTTAATGTCTCAAGCTAATATTGCTGAAGCTAATTTTAACCAACAAGCACAAATACAAAATGCTAAAAACTTTTTAGCTATGGATATGGCAAACTTAAATGCTGAACAACAGTCTAATGTATTAAGAGCACAACAAACACAACAAAGATTATTATCTAATCAAGCTGCTACAAATGCTGCTGCTCAGTTTAATGCTGCTAGTGAAAATCAAACTAATCAATTTATGGCAAGTTTAAATGCACAGATTGACCAATATAATACTACACAAATGAATGCAGTTAGTCAATTTAATGCAACTCAAGCAAATGCTGCTGCAGCTAGAGATGCAAATAGACAAGCAGATTTAAATAGATTTAATACACAGTTAGCTACACAAATAGACCAATTTAATTCTAATCAAGATTTTGCAAGAAATCAATGGAATGCACAGAATCAAGCAGTAGTAGAGCAATCTAATACTCAATGGAGAAGACAAATTAATACTGCTAATACTGCAA